CTCAAACAACGAATTACGATTTTTTGAAGGTGCAAACTTTGTTGGCTTTGAAGCACCAGCTTTGACTGGCGACCAGATATTCGTTTTACCAAGTGCTGATGGCTCTGCTAATCAAGCATTGGTTACAGATGGCTCTGGTAATTTATCTTTTGCTACTGCTGGAGTTACTAGACCAAATGCAAATCCTTTAATTATTAATGGTGATTTTCAAATAAATCAAAGAGGAACAGTTTCAGGAATAACAAATCCAGGCACTTACACCTTAGATATGATAAGAGCTGACATTAGAGGTGGTTTTGGTGTAGATGTTGCTCAAAGTACAGATGTTCCAACAGGCAAAGGTTTTAGCAAATCTTTAAAATTAGATGTATCAACAGCAACAGGTAGTCCATCTGCAAATGGTTTATTATTATTGGGTTATCATTTTGAGAGTAGAGATTTGCAATTATTAAAATATGGAACATCAGACGCAGAAACAGTTACAGTTGCATTTTATGTAAAGAGTAACAAGACAGGCACATTCCAATTAAATTTAAGGATAGTGGACTCGCACCATGTCGGCTCTTTGGTAACTATATCATCTGCAAATACATGGGAACAAAAAGTTGTGAGCTTTCCAGCAAACACTTCAACAGCTCTTGCAAATGACAGCACAGAAGGAATTAGAATTCAATTTTTTCTTGACGCTGGTTCTGACCATAGCGGTGGTGGAGTGCCTTCAACATGGGCTAGTACAACCAATTCAAAAGATTATAATGGTACTCTAGATATAGGTGATAATACAGCGAATGAATTTTTGATTGCTGGATTACAGTTTGAAGTTGGAACTTATACATCTTCAAATCTACCAGCTTTTCAACATGAAACCTTTGGAGTAAGTTTACCAAGATGTCAAAGATATTTCCAAACATATAATCAGCCACCTTTAATTGGTATAGCTAATTCAAGTAGCACAATCGCAAGAGGAAAAATGATGTTGCAAACACAAATGAGAACTACACCATCAGCAGTTCACAATGGAACTTTTAACTGGTTTGTTTCCAACAGTATTCAACCAACGACAACAGCTTTTACTGTTGCATATCTTGACCCAAATGTTGTTGAGTTTGATTTAACAACAAATGTTACATCAATGACAGCAAAAGACCCATGTGGTGTTTTTCAAAACTCAGCTTCAACGTCATCATTAGATTTAAGTGCAACATTTTAGGAGAGCAAAATGAAAGCAGGAATAGATTACAACATTGTTACTTCAGCAAAATACCAAAAAGGAGTGCTTGATAGCGATAATGTTAGCATTAAAGCAACCATTGATGGACAAGTGAGATATGTACCTATAAACACCGAAAATACCGACTATCAAGCCATACTTGCTTGGGTAGCAGATGGCAATACTATACAGGAAGCAGACTAATGGCTGGACTTAAAGTACATACAGCAGAAACAGAATTTGTTGTAGATACAGATGATTTAAAAAATCATCTAAAAATTACTGGTACAGATGATAATGATACCTTAGATGTTATAAGAGTTGCTTGTCATAATTGGGCTAAAGAATACACCAACAGAACACTTACGACAGTAACATATCAGTTATTTTTAGACTCAATAAATCAAGTTGATTTAGGTTATCAAGAAGGAGAATTTGTAGGTATTGATAGAAGTATAAATCCAACAAATATATTATTGCCAAAAAGTCCAGTAACTAGTCTTACTCATTTTAAATATTATGATGACTCTGATAGTGCTACAACTTTTGCAAGTTCAAATTATTATTTAGATAATGCGAGTGTTCCAGCAAAGATTGTTTTAAGGAGAGGTAAAAGTTACCCTAGTGATTCATTAAGAGTTGCAAATGCTTTTGAATTACAATATGTCGCTGGATATGGTGGCAGAACTTCTGTACCAACTGACATTAAAAATGCTTGTTTAATATATGCTGGGTATCTTTTCGAACATAGAGGTGATAGAGGATTTGTCGGTTTAGACTACAATCAGTCTGTACCATATTTAGCGACACAATTACTACAGCCTTATAGAATAAAATCCCTTTCTCAAAACCCATTTAGAGGTCAAGCTCAATACATTGGTATGGGTAGATAATCATGTTAGGCGAAATGAGAAATAGAATTGCTTTACAATCATTAAGCACATCAACTGATTCTGGTGGTGGTCAATCAGCTAGTTTTTCTACAGCTTTAACAGTTTGGGCTAAAGTAGAAAACTTGTCTGGTACTGAAAATAGATTTGGCGACCAATTAGAAGCAAGAAGTAATTATCGTTTTACAATTAGATTTTATTCTGCACTCACAGAAAAATTTAGAATATCTTTTGATTCAAAAATATTTAATATTAAGCACATAAAAACACAAGATGAAGGCAGAAAAAGATATCAAGTCATTGACGCAGAAGAAGGAGTGGCAACATAATGACAGTTAAAGTAACTATCAAATCTAAGATGAAAAAAAACACAGATAAGGCTGTTGAAAGATATAAGGAAAATACTTCTATTTACCTAAACAATGTTGGAAATATGTTTAGAAATCATATTATGATAGGTATTCAACAAACTCCCAGACAAGGAGAGCCATATACAGTAGGTGGTAAAACTGTCAGACGTTCTATCAAAGATAATCCACCAGCAGAAGATACAGGAAGATTGAAAAACAGTTTTACACTTCAAAGAGCTATGCCTTACATGACAAAACAAGAAGCACAAGTCTTCACAAGAGTTAGTTATGCAAATATTTTAGAACAAAGTTTTGCCAGAGGTGGATTACAAAGACCTTTTATGGGTAAAGAATCACAAGCGTTCAAAGATACTAAAAAATTTGCTGAAAGAAAATTTAAAGATATATCATTGGGGAATGTAAAAATAACATGAGCTTTCACTCTTTTGATTTACAAACAATACTATTTTCAACCTTAAATGGCGATAGCACATTAGATGGTATTGTTGGTAATAACAAGATATTTGATAATGTACCACAAGACACAGCTTATCCTTATGTTGTAATTGGAAATATCAATGCTATCAACAGAGGAACAAAGAGCTTAGATGGTAACGAATATATTGTTGATATTGATGTTTGGAGTACTTATAGGGGTAAAAAAGAAATATCAGATACTATGGAAAGAATTTATGAGTTATTACATGAAGCCAGTTACTCTGTATCTGGTGCTGATATGGTAGTAAGTCAAGTTACAAATACAATTACCCTTGTAGAAAATGATGGAATTACCAGACATGGGGTGCTAACATTATCGGTGATTGTGTACGATAATTAATTTAATGGAGATGTAAAATGGCAGTACAAAAAGGAAGTGCGTTACTTGTCAAAATAGGAAATGCTGGAAGTCCAGAAACATTTACAACTGTTGCTGGATTGAGAGATACTTCTATATCAATGAACGCAGAAACAATAGACGTTACAAATAAAGATTCATCAAGAGTAAGAACTCTTTTAGCTGATGCTGGAATCAAGTCATTTAGTATAAGTGGCTCTGGGGTATTTACCGATTCTGCTTCTGAAGCAAGTTGTAGAACAGCATTTGAAGCAACAACATTTAGTAATTTTCAACTACTTGTGCCAGACTTCGGCACGTTTACTGGAGCTTTTCAAATAACTAGCATTGAATATGCTGGTAGTTTTAATGGCGAAGTAACTTACTCAATGTCATTTGAGAGTGCTTCAACAATTACATTTGCAACAGTATAACTAGGAGATTATTATGTCTTGGGAACTGAAAGCCATAGAGATTGGCTCTAAGAAATTAGACGCACAAGTCAACATAGGAAAAAACAATGTTGAGATAGAAGCTCCTTTCTTCAAAAATTTCAAAGATACAGATATTGTTAAAATTGATGGGAAGTCTTACACAATCAATTCTGCCAATAATCTTGGAGACAGAAACGAGGTGCTACAAATAACTACTAACATGGAGAAAAACAATGAGCATAAACAAGCTAAGAGCAGAAAAGCTACTACAGTTTAATGATAAAGAATACAAGGCACGAATGAGCCTTGATACGATTATTAGGATAGAACAGGCTTTGGGCTGTAGTATCTTGAAAATTGGTAATAAGTTGGCACAAGCAGATATTACAATGACAGAAATGATAAATGTCATTACTTTAGCTATAAGAGCTGGTGGCAATAATGTACAGGAAAAAGAAGTAAAAGGATTGGTTGCAGAGATAGGATTGTTAGAAGCAATCAAGATGGCTGGAGAGTTGGTAACTTTAGCTTTGAATGTAGATGACGATACTGAGGACGAAAAAAAAAGCCCAGTAGAGGAATAGACGAAGAAGCTGACCTACCATATCAAAGATGGGTAGAGGTATGTGTAGGAATGATAGGTATTAATCCAGCAGTATTTTGGGATATGAGCATTACCGAAATAACTCTAGCGATAAAAGGATTTAGTGAGTTCAATGGTGGCAATAAAGATAGACCAATGGACAAAGAGGAGTTAAATCAACTAATGGAGTTATATCCTGACAGGTAATGGCAACTGAACTAGACAAACTGGTAGTCAAGATTGAAGGAGACCTATCTCATTTAAAAAAAGAGATGGCAAAAGCTAATAAAGTTGTTGGCGACTCATCTAAAAGAATGAGTGGTGGTCTTAAAAAATTTTCTGATAGTCTTGCAAGAGTAACAGCTACAGCCACAAAAGTAGGTTCTGTTCTTGGTGTAGTTTTTGGTGCTGTATTTGTTAAAAGTGTTGTAGATGTAGGAATCCAAATAGAAAATCTCCAGATTAGATTAGAAGCACTCTTTGGTTCAGCTAGAGAGGGCGAAAGAGCTTTTGAAGCCATGTTGGAATTTGCTGGAAAAGTACCATTTACACTTGGAGAAATACAACAGGCTTCAGGAAATTTAGCTGTTGTCGCTAAAGACGCAGAAGAATTATCAAAAGTCTTGGAGATTACAGGTAATGTATCTGCTGTAACAGGTCTTGATTTTCAACAAACAGCAGAGCAAATTCAAAGGTCTTTTTCTGGTGGTATAGCTAGTGCTGATGTATTTAGAGAGAGAGGTGTTAGAAGTTTATTAGGCTTCTCTGCTGGTGCAACTGTCTCAGCAGAAGAAACTAGAGAAGCATTTGAAAGGGTGTTTGGAAAAGGTGGAACATTTGGAAATGTTACTGACCAACTTGCTGGAACTTTAACTGGTACAGTATCAATGATAAAAGATAAATTTATGCAATTTCAAATTGCAGTTAGTGAGTCTTTTTTTGCAGAACTAAAAAAACAATTTGGCGATTTAAACAAATTTCTTGACGATAATTCTGAAAAAATAAAAGAGATTGGACGTTCAGTTGGCGAAACTCTTGCAAAAACAGTTAGTTTTTTAGTTGATAATACAGATGGCATAAAAAACTTTTTTATAGCTTTTGCTGGTGTAGCTGTCATAAACGCATTAGCAAGACTGAAACAGTCATTTATAGCATTAAATATAGTTATGCTTTTAAATCCTATAACTGGTCCAATAATGCTGGGTATTGCTAGTGCTGTTGGAATATCTGCTGGAATTATTTTTCTGATAGAAAAATTTAAAGATATGACTGATATAACCAGAATACTTACTGATGAAATGAAAGACCAAAATGAAGTGTTTAAAGAAGGCATTAAGTTAAGAGAAGAAATGGCAAAAGCGACAGCCCAGAAAGATTTAGAGGACGCAATTTTTGCAGTTCACCCAACTGTAGACCCAGAAAGAGCTATTAGTGAGGATAAAGAATTAAAAGCAAAAGAAAGAGCAAAAAGACGAACAGAGGAAATGAAAGAATTGATACGATTGAATAATATATTTGCACAAGGTCAAGGACAGTTACAAGTTGCTTTAAATAGAACAGGAGATGAATTAACTGAACAACAAAAAATAGTAGAAGGATTAATTGTTGTATTTGACCAAGCTAGTCAATCTATTGCTCAAACATTTGCAGACGCAGTTGTAAAAGGAGAATCTTTTAGACAAAGTATGTTAGATATTTTTCAAAGTATCATAAGTAAAATTATACAACTTATCATTCAAATAAAATTGATTGAGCCTTTCATGGGTAACCTAGAAGATGTACTTAGAGGAACAAACAAGCATAAAGACACAAAAGATAGTTTTGCTGGTATGGCTGGAAATTTTTTAGGAAATGTCGCACAAAGTTTTTTTGGATTAGCTGGTTTAGCTGGTGGTGGAACTGTTCAGCCAAATATGCCATATATGGTAGGAGAACAAGGAAGGGAATTATTTATGAGTAATACAGGTGGCAGAATGATACCTAATCACATGCTTGGTGGTGGTGGCAGTCCTGTCGTAATAGAGCAAAACCTAAACTTTGCTACAGGTGTAAGTCAAACTGTAAGAGCAGAAGTCTTGAACTTGTTACCAGCCATTAAAGAAAACACATTATCAGCAGTAAGAGAAGCCAGATTACGAGGTGGCACTTTTGCGAAGGACTTTGGTGCATAAATGGCTGAAGCGACTTTTCCTATTTTATTTCCGAATACTGTAGCTCCTACAAGAAGTGAATTTGGAATAACCAGAGCTGTAGCACAATCACAAAGCCCATTTACATTTACAACTCAAGTGCATAGATTTACAGGTGCTAAATGGTATGCAAACATTACTTTACCACCTATGAATAGAACTCAA